AGACGAGGGTAGCCGTTGAGATGTTAGCCAGCGCAGCAAAGAAAGGTCTCACAGGCTTATTCATTTGCGACCGCATCAAGCTGGTTCAGCAAGCCATATTGGAGTTTGACAAGCACGGAGTTGAGGCTGGCGTGATTCAAGGGTGGAATCATCCTAGGTCAAAGTGGACTTCTAAGATACAAATTGCATCAATTCAAACCCTAGCAAGACGCAGACAATGGCCGATGGCTAACCTGATCATTGTTGATGAGGCGCATGTTCATTACAAGACCTTGACCAATATGATGTCATCGTACAGCGCGGTGCCGTTTATTGGGTTGAGCGCCACGCCATACGCGAAAGGCTTGGGGGATCATTACAGCGACCTGATTGTGCCGATCAACTCAAACGAGCTAATGGATCAAGGTTATTTGGCCCCTGCCAAGTATTACGGCGGCAGACAACCTAACGTCAAGGGGATAAAGACCAAGCGTATACAGACAGGCGGCACCGACTTTGACCCAACGGAATTATCCAAACGGATTGAGGAAGATACTCACTTGGTCGGGGATATAATTGAGAACTGGCGCAAGTATGGCGAGAACTCGCAAACAATAGCTTTCAGCCCATCGATCAACCACAGCAAAACATTGGTGAGGATGTTTAATGCGGCGGGTATACCAGCCGAGCATATTGACGGGTACATGGAGGACGATGAACGGCAGATACTCTACCGGGAGCATGATGAAGGCAAGTTCAAGGTCTTGAGCTGTTCTAGGTTGCTTAATACTGGCTACGATGCCCCGTCAGTTCGTTGCTTGATCGATGCCTTTCCAACAAAGAGCATCACGCAGTACGTTCAACGGGTGGGCCGGGTACTAAGGTTGCACCAAGACAAACCCCATGCAATTATCTTAGATCACGCCGGGAACGTATCGCGCCACGGTTTTGCTGAAGAAATTTGCCCAGAAGAATTACACAAGGGTCAGAAAGAGTACCGCGAGAGAAACCAAACGAAAGACAAGAAAGAACCAAGGACACAAGACTGCCCAGAATGTTATCAGGTAATGATAATCCCAAGGTGTGAATGCGGGTACGAGGTTCCAAGGGCGCAGCTCATTAAAACTGACAATCAGATCCTGAAAGAGATTAAGAAAAGCAACAAAACCTACACGATCGAACAAAAAGCACGCTGGCTTGGGGATTTACAGCAGCACGCAAGCCGGAAAGGTTACAAGCAAGGTTGGTCAAGTTGGGCCTACCGCGCAAAGTTTGGGGTCTGGCCCAATAAAATCAAACCAGAATACCAGCAAGAGCAACTGCCAGAGGTCGGCGGTTTTATCAAGTATTTACAAATCAAGGGAGCGAACAGTGATCGAAGAAATCTTAAACAGACTGGATAAGGTCAAGCAGCACGGGACTCAGTATTATTCAAGGTGCCCGGTGCATCAAGGTAGCAGTCAAAACCTTGGGATAACAGAAAAAGATGGAAAGGTGCTCATGCATTGCTTTAATTGCGACGCGACTGGATTGGAAGTGGTCGAGGCACTAGGTTTGCCGATAAGCGCATTGTTCACTGATCCCTTGAAGCCAAACGGAAGAAAACACCTGAGCCGAGCAACCCGCGAAAGCGCTATGGAAGATGCTTACTTCATTGAGATCTATGAAAACGAATTAAGCAAAGGGCATAAACCAAGCCGGGAAGAATACCGCAGACACAAGCTTGCCCTGAGCCGGGTAAAAGTTTTAAGTGAAGCTGGGGGCAAAAGATGAAAACACCAAATCAAATACCGGTTTTGAGCAAAGAGCGGCTCAGCACTGAATGCGTTCATATCACTATGTCGAACAACGAAGATCGAGACAGATTGTTCAAAATGCTGTCCGAGATTGATTTGGAATACCCAGTTGACGTTCAGATCAAGAAAGCGAAAAAGGATAGAACGCTACAGCAGAATCGCATGATGTGGCAATGGTGGCGGGACGCAGAAGAACAGGGAGACATGAAGTCTTGGGAATACCGCGCTTATTGTAAGCTCCACTTTGGGGTTCGGATCTTGCAACGGGACTCGCTGGAATACCGAGAGAAATACCAACGCATCATTAGGCCGATGGCTTACGAGCAAAAGCTCGAATTGATGGTTGAGCCTTTTGACTTCCCAGTGACCAGCGCCATGACCGTAAAGCAGCACTCAGAATTCTTGGACAAAACCGCCCAGCACTTGCGAGAATTAGGCATTCACCTAACCGCAATGGAGTAGCATGGCCAAGAAATGCAAGATATGTCTGCAACCGTTCACGCCTCAGTTCAGCAGCTTCCAAAAGACCTGCAACAACACCGAGTGCTTGGTTGACTTTGGGCGGCAAGAATCAGCCAAACTCCACAAGAAAGCTGCGCGGCTAGAAAAGAAAAAAGCAAAAGATAACGACAAGCAGCATTGGCTTAAACGGGTTCAAGTCGAGTTCAACAAATTTATCCGCAACCGCGACAGCAGAGACCCTTGCATATCATGCAACCGGCATCACAAAGGTCAGTACCATGCCGGGCACTACAAGACAGTGGGCGGTCATCCTGCACTACGGTTCTGCGAGGACAATTGCCACAAGCAGTGCTCAGTTTGTAACAACTACAAAAGTGGTAATTTGTCAGAATATCGTTCAAACTTGTTGAAAAAGATAGGTTTAAACAAGCTTGAGTGGTTAGAAGGGCCGCATGAACCAAAAAAATATACCGTTGAGGAGCTCAAAGCGATGCTGACCCACTATCAAGATCAGAACAAGCAATGGGCACAATCACAGTCCTAGACCCTCATGCTGAGGAAGTAAGAATTGTTTTGGAGCGCTTGCTAACAGAGTGCGAAGCTGGCGAATTGATGGGCGCGGTCATCGTCACAGAAAAGCATAACGGATATGACTTGGACATGCCCGGCACCTTTTCAACAGATCCTGATTCAATAGCCGCGCTTACTGGCCGGTTGCAAATAGCAGCTCACACGTTTTACAACATGGCTTGGCAAGAAGATGAGTATTAAATACATAACAAGACCCGAACATTTGGATTTTTGCAATACGGATTACCAACGTCAAATAATCGAAATGACTTTGGGCGGTATGAATCAGACCGAGATTGCTAAAGAGTTAGGCAAAAATCCCAGAAGAATTAATAAAGCACTTGCGGGCGTTCATAGACGAGCAGCGCTCCAAGGCGTAGCACCCGCGCAGAATGTCAATCGGCAGACGGCGCCGGGATTCACCACCAAGCGCATCAGTACCGCTTACAACATGGACAACGAGATTGTCCTGCAATGGCATATCCAAGAGCCAGAACGGCAGAAGCTGGAAGAATTAATTGCTCAATTCGTGGAGGGGTTCAAAGATGAGGTCACAGGAATCCATGCCCCCAATGACGCGCCCCAAGGCATTGATGACGATTATATGGTTAGCTACATTATTGGCGATCACCATCTTGGGATGCTTGCTCACCACACTGAAACGATGGGCGAGGACTATGATGTCAAGATATCTCAACGACTGCTAGAAAGTGCGATTGATCGGCTGGTCAGTGTAGCGCCATCGGGCAAGGTCGGGGTATTGGTAAACCTTGGCGACTTTATGCACGTCAACGATTCCACCAGCTCAACACCTAACAGCAAGAACCTACTTGACTCTGACGGTCGGTACTCAAAGACCATTAGGGCTGCTAGCAACGTTATAAAGCGTACCGTTTTGCGTATGCTTGAGAAACATGCCGAAGTCTGGCTTGTGAATGTAAGGGGTAATCATGATCCAGACGCTGCGTTGTGGCTGAACGAGGTCATGCGCTTATACTTTGAGGATGATCCGCGTGTTAACGTATTCGATAACGCCAGCAAGTTTATCTGGTGGCAGTGGGGCAAGAATCTGGTAGTGACCCATCACGGTGATCGGATTAAGATGTCCAATCTACACGGGTCAATCGTGTCAAATCTCAGGCAAGAATGGGGGCAAGCGGAGCACACTTTCGTATGGACAGGTCACATTCACCACAAGAACCAAGAGGAATATGGCGGCGCATTGTTCGAGTCCTGGAACATCCTAGCACCCGCAGACGCTTGGCACGCTGGCTCTGGTTATGCCAGTTCTCGGAGTATGACCTGCGTGATTCTTCACAAAGACTACGGGGAAGAAGGCAGATTAAAGGTAAACGTGGAGCGGATTAAATGAGCGCATTTGACGAGCAGATTGGCGGCAACCACTACAAACTGATGATGATTCAGCCAACGGAATACATATTAGCGAATGATATGGGATGGTGTGAGGCAAATGTTGTGAAGTACATTAGCAGATGGCGATCTAAGGGTGGGGTCGATGACTTGCGGAAGGTGGTGCATTACACTCAGATTTTGATCGAACGTGAATTGAATGAAAAGACGGCTTCAAAGGATGAGCCCAAGAAACCGTCTTGGTAGATTACAGTAGGATTGCTCCGATTACATAGCCAAACAGGAAGGCCACGATCATTGCGCCGCCTGTGAAGCGCGGAGTCATTAGTTTATCAAGTTGTTTCTTGATCATTTCTTGCCCTCGATTTGTTGTAATTTGTCCAGCATTTTAAGCACGTCTAGCAGAACGGTTTGCTCATACTGATCCACCTCTGGATGGCAGTAAGTCTCACGCACCTTGACCAAGGTCATCCATGCGGTTAGCAGGTCGGTTCGGGTTGGTTTCATGCTCATTTGTTTCTCCTCGTTATCATTGCGTTTCATGTGAAACATTTATCCCTATTTAAATCACCTGTTTAAAAGGGAACTTTTATGCTGATCGGTTTTCCTTGATAATTTTTTCGATGGTTGTATGACTGACTTTTAAGATTTGGGCAATGCCTCGCATACTTTTCCCATTAGCGTGCCGCTCTAACACCCCTGCCACTAACTCAGCGCGAGTATTATAAGGCCCAATTGCCTTTGGTCTCCCTCGTTTCATCGAACGCCCTCGCAGTTTGGTTTAAGGTTGTCGTAATCGGGCCAATACCCGAGGCAGACGTTGTATTGATACTCCTTGGACATACTGACCTCGTGGGCATAATCCATTGACGAGATCCAAAGCACAGCCGCGACTACTGCCACGGCGATGCAAATTTTGGTCAGGCGGTTCATTGGCATTCCTCAAATACATTGGAAAGGGCTATTTGCTTGGCAAGCTCAACCTCTGAGACTTGCATATATCCAGCCAGTTGGTCGGCCATGTCAGAGCATTTTTTTGACATTGACTCGTCAGGGGCGGTGATGGCAAGCTCCAGTGCAAGCACCAGAGCCTCGAAGTTATCAGACAATTCAAGTTTCGTCATTACGCGCTCCTTGATAAACGATATCCTTGGACAAAATCAGCAACGCTGCCGTCAAAAAACGTGTCAAATTTATCGGTAAAACCAACGCGATTTTGAGCAATAAGGCGGGTGCCTTCAACTGTGTAACGGTACTCGGTGTCGCCGTGGATTTCGTGCGAAGCGGTCATCTCAGCTCTAATGTTCGACCGAATAAAAGCGTTGATGTTTAAAATTGTTGAGGTGCCATAAAAGTATTCCGCCGCACCTTCAGGGTAGCCGTCGTGGTGAATGTAAGCCGTATGAGTGCCTGACCATTCGCTGATGAATTGATAAGTTGCTCTTGTTGCCATGTGTATCTCCTTGCTGTTTTGGGTTTCGGCCTAATGGCCTCGTCAGTACCAGTCCCTAACTGGTAGACCCTTGGGCGGCTTATGCCGCCTTATTCTCGATAATTGCTGATAGTTTTTCAATTAAGGATTTGCGATCAAAAGCAGTTGCTACTTTTGCGCCGTCTTTTGAGGCATCAACCGCAACCCAAGTGGTTCCGAGTTGACGAACCGCGATATGCTCGGAACCTTTTACAGTCCATCCTGCCGTAGTAGTGCCTAAGCCGTTACCGTGGAAGATTGGGTTGCTTGCTTTTTTAAGTTTTACCATCTGTGTTTCTCCTTGCTTATAAATTCTTGTTTGCCTCAACCACAAAAGAATTGTAATACGGATTTGACCTGAATAGCAAACTTTTTTTTGCTATATTTAACCGATTAATTTTGCATATCTTATGCTAGAATTACTGTGTATTCAGTTGATGCCAAGAAATGATTAACATTACGCGGTTCGCATTATTCGGTGACAGGACATTAGGAAGGCTAAAAATTGACGACCTTGAACTCTGGACAATCGAACGCCCGTGGCTCAACAACGTCCCATTTAAGTCTTGTATCCCAACAGGGCAGTACAAAGTCAAACGCACAAATTCCCCAAGGTTCGGGCCAGACACGTGGCAAGTTCAAGACGTTCCTGATCGGACTCATATCTTGTTCCACGTTGCTAATACTTCTGCTGATGTCGTGGGCTGCATTGGTTGTGGGATTAGCCTTTACCCTGATCTTAATGGGGTGGGTAACAGTCGCAAAGCAATGGCAAAGTTTGACAGCTATCTGGCAGGGCTGGATGAAACGGATCTGGTAATAAAAACAGGCCCAATAATGTAAAATCATTCCATGAGAGGGGATAATGGCAGACCTAAAGATCGATTACATATCAGCAAGTGACCTTGTTCCATACGAGAACAATTCTCGCACCCACAGCCAACAGCAGGTTGAGCAAATCAAGCGCAGCATTTTAGAATTTGGCTTCACTAATCCGATCCTGATAGACGAGCACAACGGCATAATCGCAGGACATGGGCGGCTTCAAGCGGCACAAGAGCTTGAGTATAAGTTGGTCCCAACGATTACGCTCAAAGGGTTGACAGAAACGCAACGCAAAGCATACGTCATTGCCGACAATAAACTTGCTTTAAACGCAGCTTGGGATGACGATTTGCTTAAGACTGAAATAGACTTTTTGCTTGACTCTGATTTTGACATAGACATTCTCGGCTGGGAATCCCTGCCTAATTTTGAGTCAGAAGTTGATTACTCGATATTGGATGACGAGGATCTGAACTCAGAAATGTCAGATATGACTGGCGGCGTAAAGAAAGCCATCATGATCGAGTTTGAAGCGGAACACTATGACGAAGCAAAAGAGCTTGTTGATTACTGGAGAAAAGAAGGCGCTTATGTAGGTCGAATGATAATGACTTACCTAGAAGATCAGAAAAACAGATAATTATGTGCGCAGTGATCGGTTACTCAGGGGAGTATCAAGAATCGTTGGTGAAAAAGCTGTTATCAAACAGCAAAATAAGAGGCGTTCACAGTTTCGGGTATTCTTGCTACGTTGGAAAAGGGCTTGTGACAAGAAAGTTT